GAGAGGTTTCGGCTGCAAACCATTCTTCTATAACTTGAGTTTTAGTTAGTTTGTTAGGATTTTTAATAAACTTTATGTGTTGTGGTTTAATTATCAACGTTGCATAGTTGTGATATTTTTCATCAGTTAAAGTAAATTCATAATCCTCGCCAAAATAATGAAATTTATTTTTAATATATTCAGCACGCATTATTTTCATTGCACTCTGTTCTTAATAATGTTCCAAGCTTTTTGTAAGTCTTCATTAGTATAATCTGACCATTCCATTTCATTGGTAACAAGTTCATCAATAATTCTTACTGCGTCTGCGATACTGTTGATTTCTCTTTCTGGCATAATTTACCTCGTTTTTGTAATTGATATCTAATGTTATCTAAACTTTTTTGAGTTAGATAACCTCCATTGTTATATTTAGTTTTAGTTTTCATAAAAATTTTTAGTTATGTGCGAAGGTACACAGTCCCGGGAACGGCTAACGTAGCACGGTCCTTTAGGACCGGTGCGGAGAGGGCCGTGTACGGGATAGTGTACGAGCACAATTAAGCAAAACCTAATAATTGAAATTTAAGAAAAACTTCTTTTGGCACTGCTTGCCAGTTCCAAAATCTAGCAATTTTATCGTGCTGAGTATTTGTTTTAACTGAACCAGTAGTCCAAAAAGCATTTTTGTCTTGCCACACTTTCCAATGTGTCAACTTTTTTTGATTTGATGGATCATTACCAAGGTGTTTTCTTTTATATACATTCCAACCTTCTTCATCCCAGTGCCAAGCAACATTTAAATGTCTAGTGCCTACCATATTTTTAGCTCTAGAACTAAAGCCAGTAACAGTAAACCGCACATCTGCTTGTCGGTATCTTATTAAAAGTGAATCACCTTCTTTAAAGAACACTGTAGGGTCAATAGTATTTTCTACCATTGCTGTATACAAGTTAGCGTAACTTTTGTGCATGTTTAAATGATAATAAATTTGACCAGTCATTTGATCTTCAATAGTTTCTGGGCCGTAAAGATAGCCATTTCTAGCATAAGGTACTTCATTTAAATCACACCAACGGGATTCTTTATTGTTGTAAGGATGTTGATTGTAGTAGCCCGGGCCAGAAAGCTCATGTGACGTCATTCTGCGATTTGCCATTTGATTCTCCATATTCATAAGTTTTAAGAAGTCTTGCTAAATACCATTGGGCTTTTAGCAAATCTTCTTTTTGATTTTTGTATTCATAACGCCACATATATTTTATGACGTTACCTTTTAAGTAACCTTGGAACTGTCGAGTAGTCATAGAAGCTTGAATAGCTTGTATGCATTCTATTTCTCCAGTGTTGTAGTGTGGTGGTTGATTAACATTGTCCATAATTTTCTCTCTGATAATGATACAACAAGTAGCTTGGTATCTAGGCATAAGGCACCGTATAAGTTTAACTTACCTGACACAATGTTTGTGATAATTTTACTTATCTTGTGTCCTTTGCAGTAGGTCCCCAGCACTCCATAGCAGTCCGGAACTAGCCGTCTGTGCAACCGGTTGTTTCAACTACTTGTTGTACGTATTAAAGATAGTGAATAAGGTGGTATCAAGCTTTGCTACACTGGTCTCTAGCTTCTGTGCAGTTTTGAGATCTCTAACCAGCATGCGGTCGTATCAGTTACTCACTATCGTATTTTTTATAAACTTTTTTTAAAAAGTCTCTGTTCGCTGCTTCATAATCTTCAAAACAATCGTAAGGTTCTGTGCGATAAGCAAAACGCTCCCGACAATTCTCTCGATACATATGATATGCAAATCTTTCATAAGTCATAAAAATATTTTATAACTCCTTTAGATAACATTCAAATTGTCCATAAAGACCATGTTGATATTGTTCATTAGCTTGCCATAAAGCATGACTATTTAAATCAACCTTGTTTTCAATTGAATAATTATCTACATAAGACGGTAAAAACTCTTCAACAAAAAGATTGAAGAACACTATCCATCTAGCGTTCTCAATATCTATATTGTTTTCAAGCACATTAGTAAGAATGTATTGATTAATAGTTTTACCTGTAGCAGCTTGCATTTGACTTAGTTTATCTAACCAACTTTGAAAAGCTTCTATAAGCACATCGCCATGTTCTTGATGCTCAAGATACATGTCATTTACTTTGCCCATCGTTTCTCCAATCGGGTTGTCGTTCTTCCCACTTGCCACGAGGCGTGTGCAAAGTAAAGTTCAAAACTTTCGTAGGTTTTGTAGTAACTACAAATTTCTGGTGCACCATAGTCTTCTTCATAATGAACAAGACTATAGTAGCTACTAGGCCGCCGACCATAGCAGCAGCCATACCAGAAAAAGTACCATAGAAAGCAACCATAAGCGTAAGCGTAATCAAAACATCTACAAAGACATCATGACCAATAGTTTTACGCCCACCAATTTTAAGCGCTAGCAAAAGCAGACCTAGCGCGCTGAATATTCCTATAGCTAGCATTATCTCTATTCCTCCATATTAAGTAAGCCATATATCCAAATTGAATCAATTCAATCAAGATCCACAATGCGGTTGTAACCGCGGTAACTGTTGCATTAGTCATAATCTGCAATCCTCCAAATAACAAACAAGGCAGTAGCTGTAAACAGCAGCACTCCAAGTAATACAAGAAAAGTATGAAAAGAACTTGCTACTGCAATTAAGCCGAACATAATCATACTACCAATGAGTACTGATACGCCGTACTCTTTCGCGTGTTTTTTAAACAGTTTCGATAATTTCGCCATAAGGCGCCTCCGTTGCTGAATTTGTTACCCAAACAACCGGGAAGTGTGGTTCACTTCCAAAGTCATCGGATTCCAAATCGGTTAGATAAATTAAGCAGGATATTTCTGGGTGTGTTTCTGCCATGTGTTTAATAGCAGGCCCAAAAGCTGTACCACCTCTGCCTTCCATTGTAACTTTCAAAGGCAACGATTCACGGGTGAACGTTTCTTCAGCAGTTACATCCATGTCGGCTTGCACAAAATGTACATTTTCAACATTTGCATCAATTAGCATAGCTGAGATCTCGCCAAGATCTTGATTAAGCTCTTCGTCTGTACGCGAACCTGACGTATCAGTAATGACACCAACAGATTCTATACAAGGCGAGAACATGCTCGGTAAGTACAAACCTTGACCGATAAACCTACGATTAGGTTTCTGCCAACTAAAGTCAGACTTATTGTTGTTACGCAAAAATCTAGCCAAACGTTCTTTCCAATTAACTTTTGGCTTGACTATTTCATCAATCAAAGATTGCAAAGAGCCAGGTAGTTTACCTTGAGCTTTAGCTGCTTCTGCTGCTTGCTGTATAGCAACCGACATATCAGCTTCAAACTCGCCAGGATTTTTATCAACTTCTGCAGACTTTTGTACGCACGCTCCAAAAGATTCTTTGCCATCACCTTCTTTAGGTGCTGGCGGTGGATTCTTTTGCAACTCAGCATATATCTGATCGGTAGTCATATTGGCATACTTGTCATCAATCAAATCAGTTTGTGGCAGTTGTAAACCTGCATCACGCACTACTAGATTAATAACATAGTCACCAGCTACATTCCAAAGATACGGATCACGTTCATGTAAACGCACCATATGCATGAACACCACGTGCATTACCTCATGAGCAAGCAGACCAACACGTTGCTGGTCTGTCAAACTCAAGAAGAACTTTGGATTGTAAAGCAAACGTTTACCATCAGTACCAGCTGTAGGCACTTCTTCTGTTTCAATTGGTTTCAATCGCAAGCACAACGTACCAAAGAAAGGTTGCTTCAAAAGAAGCTGCGACCTAGCTCTAGTAAATTTTTGCTGAGCTTCACTCATCATCGTCTCCAAGTAAAGTAGAACTCAACATAACGTTGTTGAACTTTTGAGAAACTTCCTCAACCATTTGCTGGTTCTCTTGTTGTTTCTTCTTACGTTCAGTACGTTTATGCACAGCTACCATTTTTTCTGGCATAACTTCTTCAACAGCATTGGCAAGTTGCGGCCAAGCTTTGAGTGCTTGGTTAAGAGTTTCAAAACGATCAAGGGTATTGAAATACTCTTTAGTATCGTTTTTCATTTTAAACTCTGCTTTTTTCAATGCAGTCCATTCGTCTACACACTGTCGATACAACTCGTCTTCTGATTCATTATGCAAATGAATAGGCAAAGAATTATTGTACCTGTCAGTAATAAACTCAGCTTCATAAGGCAATTGAAAAGTGACTCGTTGCAACTCATGTTCTTCAGAGTCCCATTCATAACTATTAGTATAGTCACGCAATTGCCAATCAATAGCCTTGGCATAACCTTCAGAATCTTTCTTAGTAAGACGATTCTCTTGAGATTTTGTCAAGATTTGAGGGGCACTAACAAACACATCAAACTCAGCACTAGTCTGGAACAATTCTTTTTTGCTCTCAGTACCGTACACTGTAGTCTTTTCCATGTGCGTGTCATAGACCGCCTTCATGTCAGCAAACAAAGGTTCAACATACTTTTTGTATATTTTAAGACCTAAGTCTTCTGACATTTTAGGCACTGGGTTTACTTTTCTGTAATCTTCCTGAAACTTATCACAAAGTTTCTTAAGAAGATCGTCCGTCATTCTGGCTGTAGCCATAATAATCTCCGTAATTGTTACAATACAACTTGTGAATTCTTTTCAATCCACTTAGTCATTGTATCGTGATTAATCAAATTTCTGTCAACGGCAAGCATACCTTTGACTAGAACCACTTGGAACTCAGTAGGAAGCTTAAGAGTAAGCTTCATAATGTTTTCCATTTTGCTTTCTTCGGCACGTGCTGATATTGCACCAGTTAAGGCATACAATACTGCAGGATCCTCTGAAGGCATGTACGTTTCTGGTTTAGCAATCAAATTGTCAATATCAGGCAACTTGTTTGCAACTTTAGCAAATGCTAGAAACTCACCAGCTGGGCCATCACCAACTGCAGCAGCTATGCCATAAAACATACCTTCTGCATCAATAGATTTTTCCAACTTCAAACGCCTGTCAACAAACGACCAAGTTCTTGGCGTAGGAAAGGCATACTCGTCTGCATTGAAGCTGTACAATAGACCAGGTCGATAACGCATGAACGATATCAACGTAGTATCTATTTCATTCTTCATAGCCCAATCACACCAAGTATCAACATTAGCTTCAAGCTCATAGTGCATGAGTCTGTTACCGACTGGCTTAGGCATTTGGTACACAGCAGCACCGTCAGTAAGACGATTACCAGCTGCAACCACTGCCCAACCTTTAGGCATAATGTAGTTACCAACTCGACGTGTGATAAGTAACTGCAAAAACGCATTCTGAGTAGCTGGTGGAGCAGTTGGCAACTCATCAATCATGAATATCCCACGCTCACCGTCACGTTCTACAGTTGGAAAGATGTCAGGTGGTGCCCAAGTAGTTTGAAAACCAAACTGTTCGCTTGGTTCCAAACGCGGAATACCATGCACATCTACCGGATCAAATAAATTAGCACGAAAATCCATAATAGGTATTCCCATTTCTTTTGCTATCTGTTCCGGCACTTCCGATTTACCGATGCCTGGGCCGCCCCAGACCATGGTGTTGAGACCAACACGCATGTTTTTTCTAATTTCACTCTTAAGCTTGTCAGCATTAAGTGTGACCATTGTTTGCATATTTGACATATTTTTGCTCCTTTGTATCAAATAGTTATATTTCAATAGGTTCGATGTCTCGTACTTTGACTTCGTCTTTCCGAATCATCTCA